CTTTACTAATACTGATTCACTTACGGCATGCAGATTGATACCCGTTACACGGGTCTTAATCGCTTTGTCGATCTTCTCTGGCTGGCTCGTACAAAGGAAAAAGTAGACGTGCTTAGGCGTATCCTCGAATAGCTTGAGCAATCCCTGGTACGCCTGCTTCGTTAGCGAATGTGCTTCGTCCAAAATGAATGCGGCATTCTTGCCGCCTAGAGGACGTAAGGCACAACGCTCTTGAAGCGAGCGAACGTCATCGATGCCGTTTTTAACGGCTAGGTTGATCTCGGTAATGTTCATGTCGGTTGCACCGACTTCGTTTGCCATGATCCTTGCCATCGTCGTTTTACCGACGCCCGGCGGCCCGTAGAACCCCATTACGTGGGGAACGGTATTCGCGTCGAGGAAGCCTTTGAGTTGTTTAACCGCTTGCGGTTGTCCAACAACTGAGGCTAGGTCCGTTGGTCGATATTTGATATGGAGATCCATTTATTCACTAACTCCCAAGTTATTCCAATCAGCCAAGATTACATCCAACTGCCGGTAAAGTTCTACCAGAGTTCCGTTGTTTTGTACAGTGTAATCGGCGTGGTCGGCGAATACGAGTTTCTCGCTGGTATGCGAGGTATCTCGTTCTGGTGCTCGGTTAGACTGTACCCATACGATAAACCCACCGCGTGAGCGGATATAATCGATCTCGTTCTCGAACCGAACGTCGCGTACCGCGACAAGTGGTGAGTCTTTGACGCGAGCGTCTAGCGCTCTGACCCAACAATCTGGGCCGAATACATCACGACCGTACTCGGTCCCAATGATTTGAAGGTATTTTCGTATGGTCGGGTAAAGACGTTTCACGTCGTCTAACCCGTAGGTGGCCACAAGCGCTTGGTACATGTGATACCTATCAGTCGGCCAATCATATATCGCTGGATTCATTTCCCACAACAATTCGTAGATTGGGTCGGAGAATCCGACTTTTACGAAAGAATGCTTGTCTCGCAAGTAGTTGCAGATCTCGTCCTTGCCTGCTCCTTGCACGCCGATGCAGCCTACTACAGTTGGTTTCATTTCGTTTTCTGTGTTATTTGTTAAAGGGTAGAGAAACATTATGTGTTTGGTTTCTTGCGTTGGCGGATTGGAGTAGTCAAGGCTTTTTCTACGGACCAGCCTTGCGAGAAGATTCTATTCCATACTCTGTAGTAATCTATTTTATACAAAAAACAAAACTCTTTCAAAGTTTTATTCTTACCAAAAGCATTTACATATAAAGTATCTCTCCTATTCAGGGCTTGTTCTATGTCTGTTGCCCATTTGCAATTACTTGGCTCATAATCGCCGTTCACGTCTATTCGATCAATCGAATGTTTCGTGCTAGGACGTTCTCCCATATCCTCCAAGAAATTCATAAACCCGCGACCATCTGGCTCAAGCCAGCGGTCGCAGACCTTGATGCCACGGCCTCCGTAATCTTCGTGATTATTCATATTCTTATTATAACAACGACTTTTCATAGATTTCCATGTGACATATGTAGGACTTTTTAGCATTCCATGTCTCTTGGCTCTTTTGCTGGTTACTTGTCTTATATGACACCCACAACTAACTATACTGCCACTAGTTAAGTTTTGGTATTTTATTACTTTCACGTTACCACAGATACATTCACATACATGAAACCATCCTGTTTGGTTTTTATCGTTAGACATTCTAAAAGCAGGACCAATGGTCGTTAAACGGCCAAAGGTTTCGCTTTTGAATTGCATGTCCACTCTAAGAAATCCTAATTTAACGTATTCTCGCCTTTTGTTCATATCTTACCTTCGTATGGTTTCTTGTCCGCCCAAGAAATAGGTGAGTATTCGTGCTCCACGACCAGATCCAAACAAAGCCAGTCGTACATCTGACGCATTTTATTCGTCATTATGTCTGTAGTCAAGGCTACGTATTCCTCTAGTTCAGGCTCGTAGACTTCTGCTAAGATAGAGTCGTGTATCTCTAAGAATAAACGAGACTTCATCTTTCTTTTTATAAGTTCTTGTTGTATTAGTATGATAGCTTGAAGCAAAAGTAAGAACGCCGAACTTTGAATCGGAAAATTATTGATAAACGTCTTACGTTCCACACCATACCACATAAAGATTCTACATTTTTGATATGCGTTACAAACGCATCAGGTCCATGTGTTACTATCCATCTAGCTTCAGCTTCGTCATATTCCATCCCGAGGCGTTTCACGCCTTTCGATGCTAAATGTGCTAGCATATTTTTCTTGTTGGCTATTTTCCATAGTCGCTGTGCGACTTCTGGGTGGGTAGAGCCATAACAAAACGCAAAGGTAGCTGCTCCTTTAGCTTCCGTTCTAAGGTCTTTTGTCAAAGAAGGATTAGCCGCAATGAAGTCATCGTCATAAATAAAGCATTGCTTCGCAATTTCTCTGTGCATATCGTATCCTGTTTCCAAATATGACAGCATTGTGGCATCTTTATGATAGGTCGCTGCGACCCTGACTTCAAGTGCCCCGTAATCAGACTCTACAATCAAGTAGCCAGGAGAAGGGCATATTGCCCCTTTTACATAGGCCGTGACAATTTTGTTTCTACTAGGTAAGTTATTTAGATTGGGTTCTTCTGCTGATCCTCTGAATGATTTTACTTTATGTAGGTTAAGACTCCCATGTATTCTTCCGTTCACGGCTAGATTACACAAAGCATCTAGATACGTCCCTTTGAGTTTAACAAGTTTCTGTAGCGATAAATAGGAGTCGCAATACTCCATGTCAAGTAATCGCAAAGTATCGTCGTCCAATTTGTATTTGCCATTCTTGGTTTTCTTGGCACCCTTGAGCTTCATGTGCTGGAACAGCACGTAAGCTAATTGATCTCGGGAACCGAGAGAAGTTTCCTTACCGAAGATCTTCTGTTGTGTTTTATAGACTTCGTGTTTGCGAAGCTTAGCTTCGCCTTCACGTATCTTCAATGCGACTTCCTCTCGATTGGCCTGCATCTTCGGCAGGTTAATCGGCATGCCTACCGCTTCCATTCGGGACAGAGCGAGAGTCCCTTGGTGGAATAATTTGAATGCCGATTTGGTACTTGGAACGTATGGCATTACAGTTCTTTGATTACGCGAGGTTTGAATTTGAGTTTGCTAACGTATTGTTCTAGCGACTCTACAGTGTCCGCATAAGTGTAGTACGCATCGCGTACCCAGAACGGCCAGAACCAGTGTCTAACCTCTAGTTGGTAATAGCCGTCTTGTCGTAAGACTATTCGGTATCTAGTCTTGAACACGGTCAGTTCCTTTAGTCATTTCCATGCTTCCGTCCGTTTCACGGACATCTAGTCCTTGGGCTTGTCCGGCTTTCATAAAGATCGCTACCACCTTAGCCATTCCTAGGTCGATGCCATACGTTTTCACGTACTCGGCTATCATCATCACTGTGTCCTCGGCGGATTTGGTTTCCGTAGGCCAAAAGCCTAGTTCACAGTGCACGCCTGCGGGTGTTTTGATGCCGATGTAGTACATATTTTCCATGATTACTTTCCTATTTGACCTTTCGCATTGCGATATTGGGCGTTACCGCCCTTGATTGTTACCGAACCTGTAATTTGACCGCGTTGGTTTCGGACGACTAGTCGTCCATTACCAGAAGATTGAATAACCAGAAGATTGAATAGTAGACTGGATGCGACCTGCTTTGTCCCTGATCGTGATACGATCATTGGCCGTAACAGTATTTACACACAGTAACAAGCAAAGAGTTACGATTGCGGTTTTCATTTTAGTATCTTTTCCCTTGGGGCTTTGCCCGGTTTTCGACTTTGTGATCTTCACGTTTGGCGTTAAAGGCTTCCTTCTCTGCCATGATAGTGCCAAGTGGGATTCCGAGGAAGCCTGCTAGATCGAAAATGCGGATAACAGCGTCCGCTAGCTCGACGGCGATGCCGTCGTATTGCGGTAGCTTGTCGTCTTTGGTGTTCTTGCGGTGGCTTTCCAATGCTTCGCTGATTTCGCTATGCACCAACGCTAGCTTTGTTGGCACGACGAGGGCGTTATTGGCAGCGTCCCACCATCCTGCCTTCACGTTGGAAGCGTGAATCATTTGGCAAAGTTCGTTAACGCAGACGTATTTCATAGGAAGATCAACGAGTTCAAATCGGTAATTAAACCAATCATAGTAATCGGCACTTGGGTCAATAGATATGCCGTTTTCATCGGCAAATCCAACGACGTACTCGCCACCTAAAACCAAGTCATCCTCTAAATACTCGTTGTTTATGCACCGTACCAAATCCCCTACCTTAAACTTCGCCATCAAATAAACTCCGAAAGTAAATGAAAACGTCCGATATGCGGACATCCAGCAACAGCGATGTATTCAGTCGGAAGATCCGACATATACTCTCGCTCTCGCTGAGCTATGAAATTAAACCTACACACTTGCTGCCGTCTTTCAGTATTAGTTATATTGATACCAATCGCTGCGTTACAGTGTGCCCAAATGCCTTTGCTACCTGAAAAGTTAGCCTTAGTGATCCAGTACGTCGCGGCATTATAAGCGTCAGCATTAGTCTGGGATGCTGTAAGCATCAGGACTTTTAGCTCTTGGCTTATCTGCCTTAGCGACTTCCAAATATGATCGAGTGCTTCATGCCTTTCCTTAATGCCCCTGGAAGGGGCGAGAAGGGCGGCATAATCCACGCCGACTACATCGGCCACCCAGCCTTGATTCGCCCAGCCTAGCAGCATATCACGCAAGTCCTCGACGGTCATCGTGTTTGCTGGTCGGCTAACGAATCTCAGCCTTTTCGGTGCTAACTCGCTTAGTCGCTGCCAAGCAAGTTTAGCATCATCCATACTATAGCCAGACTCGGCAAGCCGAGTTTCGTATTTTAGTGAAAATTCTTTTTCTTTGTATTCAATTTCTGTCGGCAGGTTGTACTTGCAGCGATACGCCGGTCGCCCGACGAAAGCTGTAGTCCATCGCTTCAGGGCTTGTTCTTGGCTCAAATCGCCTATGTTGATATAAGCGACCCGCTTGCCTTGCACCATAGCCCTTTGGCACAGGCTCGCCAAGTGCGAGCTTTTACCCGACTTGTCGGGACCGCAAAACACGACCAAAGCGTCCCGGTGGAGCGTAGGGCCGAAGAATCGGCCAATCGCTGAATCGGCTTTGAACGTGATTAAAGGCTCGTAATGGGCCTTCTCGAACGCGTCCTCGATAACACTGATATCATCAAGGGGTTCGACAAATTCAGCGTCCTGCGCGATTTTAGGGGGCTTCCAGCCCTGTATGGCACTTACGGCTTCCTCTAGTTTCCCGTTAGAGAGAGCCGCCATTGCCTTATCTACGATTGACCGCGTAGCGGTCTTGCGTATTAGACGCTCGATTAAGTCCACGCAATACTCGGTATTCATGTCTATCGCTGAAAGCGATGAAAGAAATTTACCGACAAGTTGTGATATGGTTTCATCTGCCGTAGATGCCCATTCAGCGTAGATCGCTGTTAGGGCTACAGGACCGGGAGCCTCCGAAAATTGCTGGTAGTGTGATACGCACCAAGAGGCGACTCGATTGCTCCACTTACTAGGAAAAGGATTCTCCGGCAATGCCGGAGCTACTTTAGCTAGCGTAGCAGTATCTAGGCACAACGCAGTAACGGCTAGCCGTTCGTCGCTGCCATTTACCTCCTCAATCTGCATTTACTTCCCTTTCCCGAACGCGAAATCGCGTAACTGTCTGACCTCTGTTCGGCTAGCCGAACCGGGATCGTCAGCATCTAGATTAACAACAAATGTCTCGCCAGGAAAGACGGCTAGCTGGTCAGCTAGTTGTCTTGCCCGAGCCTGTGCCTTGGGTTCGTTATCGAACACAATGATTCTCCTCCAAATGTCGGCCATCAAGTTTACCTGTGCTTGGGTATAGGCTACGCCTAGCGTAGCAACTGCCCCTCGCCCTACATTGATAGCTGATAACGGACCCTCGACTATTATAGCCGCTTCGCGGATAAACTGATTCCCGAAAAGCATTTTTTTCTCGTCAAACGACTTCTGCATAGCTGAAGCTGTTTGATAGCGAGGCTCTTGGCCGCACGCGGCCCTAGCCGTCCACGAAACGATCCGTTTGCCTTTGTGAATCGGGATGAACAAGCGGA